ATGATGGGGTTGGCCGAGGCAAGAGGCGCGGCAACCGAGGCGCTGGAACAACTCGAAAGAGGCAAGAACCCGGCGATCGAGAAGAAGGCATCAAAGGCGGCGCGTCTTGAGGCCCAGCTATCCGACCGTGACAAGGTCAAGACGCTGATCGAGCAATTCGACAAGCGCCATCTTTCGGAACTGAAGAGCGGGCGCCTCATCAGGCGGGAACTCGACAGGTTCGTCGTCGAGGAATGGGGGGATCGCGATATCCATGACATTACCCGTCGAGATGTGATCGACCTTCTGGATGGCATAGCTGACAGTGGTCGAAAGGTGACCGCGAACAGGATCCGTGCCTATCTAAGCAAGTTCCTAAACTGGACAGTCGAACGCGATATCTTGCCGGTTAGTCCTGCCGCAGGCGTCAAGCCCGTGGCGAAGGAAACCAGTCGAGAGCGTGTCCTAACAGACGACGAGATCCGTTGGTTTTGGCAAGCCTGCGAAGCTGTGGGCTATCCTTGGGGCCCTATGGGTAAGCTGCTTCTCCTTACCGGGCAGCGTCTCAACGAAGTGGCTCAGATTACGGATTCGGAAATCCATAGCGGCATCTGGCAGTTGGAGGCCAGCAGAACGAAAAACAAGCGGCCCCATGATGTGCCCCTATCTAAGGCGGCACTAACCGTGCTCCGGAAAATAGACCGCATCGCGGACAAAGACGGTAAGGTGCGATTTATTTTCACGACGACCGGGATCGGGCACGTCAAGGGGTTCTTCAAAGCTCGAGACATTCTGGCGTCGGCGATGGAGCGCGTGGCGGCCGAGGAGCGGGGCGTGGCAGTCGAAATCCCTCGCTGGGGATTTCACGATCTGCGGAGAACCTGTGCTACTGGGATGGCCAAACTCGGAATTGCCGTCAGGGTGACCGAGGCCGCAATAAACCACATTAGCGGCACAGGATCTGGCGTTGTCGCGATTTACCAGCGTCACGACTTCGCACCCGAAAAGAAGAAGGCGCTGGAGGCTTGGGGGCGCTATGTTTCTCAGCTTGTCGCCGGGAAGACCGACAACGTCGTCAGCATCATAAGGACCTCCAAATGACGATCGAGGACGACGTGGCGCCCGATGTGTTGTTCGAGGCTCGGTGCAACAGAGAGAAGGCAAGATCCGGTAAAGAAATTTGGTCGGACCTCAGGCTTCGGATGCAGGTGGATCGACATCCTGCAGCACTGCGAGTGTCCATGATTGCGATACAGCTCGAAGACCGGGGCGACGTGGACTTGGTTCCGATGGTGATCGGAAACTTCCTGAGGCTTTCTGAGGTCGAGCTTCGTGCTGGATCAATCTCGAGGCTGTGTGAGGATGTGGCACGAGCATCCAAACTTGTGCGCAAAACAGCAGACTCCGCAGTGTTCCGGTTAGGTGGTGCGAACGAAGAGGACTTTCGGTCGGCGCGGGCAAAAGCGTTTATTGATGAGGTCGCGTCGCTTAACGAGGCCCTCGGCGAAGCTGCGCTAGCCCTTCGTTGTGCCGAAGAAATAGCTAAGCACTTGCGGCACCTTTCCTCCGGAAACAAGCGGACGGGGCTGGATGCGGCGCTCATCGGGTCGCCTCTAAAGATCCTTGCCGATCAACTGGCCCAGATCTGGCTGAGTTGCGGAAGCACACTCGACGGCGGTAGGCGGGGGGATGGGCTAGATGAAGTCCTCGCTCGCGTGGTTGATCACGTTGTGGGCACGGAGGACCGCGGCCCTCGCAAGTGGCTGAGCGAGCTCATGACCGAGGTGAGAGATCGCCATATGAAGAACTAGGGCTCCGCTATATTGTCCGAGAAAGTTTCTTATTAGCGGAACACTCTAAACTAAGATACCTCGGCATAACACGATAAACCGAAGTTCCAAAAGACTGTTTGGTCAAAGGAGCTATCGATGAGTGAACCTGTCAAAGTTCGAATTTCTGCGGCTGAAGTGCGCAAGCGCTGCGGCGGTATCTCAGAAATGACATTGTGGCGGTGGTTGGAACACCCGACCATGGAATTCCCCAAACCTATTTACATCGTGCGGCGCCGTTTTTGGGATGCTGATGAGGTAGAGGATTTCCTGTCCCGCCAGCCTTCTTCGAAGAGCGCCGCATAAAGGTGCCGAGATGAAAAACGAAACCGCCGCCCAACCGGGGCGGCAGGGCGGCGATGGATATGATGAACACCCCGAGTATTGGGGAATATCCAACACAAAATCAAGTCCAGAATTCGGATTTTCGCTGCAATGTCTCGCGGAAATGCCGCCACCAAAGCCGCGCATTGAAATAGTCGAGGGCTTGTTAGCTGAAGGCGAGATCTTATTACTAACCGGTCACGCCAAATCTGGAAAATCACTGCTTGCCGCCCGATTGGCGGCCAGCATCACAACGGGCGAAGACTTTTGCGGGCGCGCGGTAAAGTGCGGCCGGGTCGTCTATCTGGCCCTGGAACGCCATGCGCTTCAGCGGCGGCGTCTCGAGGCGACAGGTGCGGATCCTCGGGCCACCATAGGCACCCCGCTGCGGGTCCGCATTGACCTTTCCGACAAGCGGCAGATGCAGCATCTGGCCTCCGCCTTGGAGGCTATCGATCCCGCCCTCGTCATAATTGACACAGCCGCCATGGCAATGCCGGACCTCGACGAGAACTCCAGCCGCGACGCTGGCTTGGCAATGGCTGGTCTGTCGATCCTTCAAGACAAGCTGCCAGCCGCCGCATTGGTGCTGGTTCACCACCTGCCGAAGAGCGGCGGAGGGCCCCGGGGTTCCGGCGCGATCTTGGCTGCCGCGGATGTCGAGCTTCGCGTCGACCGTTCGAAGGAGGTGGATGCAGTCCGTTTCGCCATCGTGGCCGATGCCAATGATATAGAAGAGGGGCAGCGGCTCACCTTTACGATCGATCACCGAGACGGCGAGGCGGTGGCAGTTGCATGTGAGATGCCCAGCGATCGAGCCGCAGGCGGAGTTTCCCGTATCCAATCCGACCGCCACGCCATGCAGGCCGAAGAGGCTGATCGCCGGGCGGAAGGACTGCTGACAGTCCTTCCGAACACGCGCTTCAACAAGTCCGACGCAATCGAGGCTGCCGTTACCGCAGGCATGTTTGGGGCGGACGTCAAGGAGACCAGTCGGCCGAAAATCATCGCCAGAATGTTAGACCGGCTTATCGAGCAGGGCGCATTGATCAAGGACGGCCTGCGCTACGAGAAAGTGGTGTCCCGATGAGCGAACAGGACACCACTCAGGACACCACCCCCGCCACACCGCAGGACAGCACCGGACACCCGGCAAAGACAGCACCGGACAGCACTAAGGACACCACCCCGACATCCCGTGGGACACCACCACCCCCCTTCTTAGAAGGGGGTGGTACAGGTGTCCTGTCCGGAAGGAGTTATGCAGTCGACCTGACCGAACCTCCTGAAATCGGATCCGCGAAACTGATTGCGGGAAAAGCGTTCGTCCTGATGTCGGTCGAGCCCTACGTCCGAAAGAGCGACGGCGCAGCGAGTTTCGTCCTGACGTGGCGATGCGAGGACGGCCGGATCGGCACGACCGGTTTGCGGTCCAAGAGCATTCTGTGGGCGCAGCCGGATGCCGGAGGGCGGAACCATGATTAGTGATGGAGACTTCGCAGCGGCTTGCGACCTTCGCGACCTGATCGAGCCGGCACGGGCTGGCGATCGGGCCGCGGCGCTGCAGCTGCGGAAGGCGGAAAGGTGGGTCCGGAAATGCCTGGCCGATGCGCCGCCTCTCCATCAACTCGACGCCTGGCTCGCGGATCACGGTCTCCCGACCGAGACTGCTGCGGATTTGCAGGAATCGGGGTTACCTTTGCTTGCCCTCGAACTGGGCTGGCGCCGGGCGGCACAGGCCGCCCGGCCCGCGGCACCGTCTGTAGAGGCCCTGATCGAGGCGGCGGACGCGGCGGACAAGGCAATGCAGGCCGCCCTGAAGATGGCGAAGACCGTCTGCCGTAAAATCATCAACCAGCTCAATCTGACCGAAATCCCCCCAATCGGATCGGCGGTCGCGGTAGGCCGACGGCACCTTGAGCTCATGGAGGTCAGCCCGGCCGGCCGGATGACCTGGCTCCACGCCAAAAGCGGTCAGCTTTTCACCAGCGGCAGAACCGGCCGGCTGCGGCCGGCGGGGTTCAGCAAATGAGCCTCGCCCAGATGCGGCATGAGGAGGCGGTCGAGCACATCCGCGCGGCCGCCACCTGCCTCGGCGCACAAGAGAACCCCGCGCTGCGGGCATTCGCTCAGGACTTGCGCGCATGGGCTGACCGGGGTGCAACACGGCGGGAGTGGGCGGGCTTGGTGCCGGCAGCCGCAACCGGCGGAGACCTGGGCCGTGGAGAAGATCTGCGGCGCGGCGTCGCAATGCTGCGAAAGGTTCGGCGCGAACATTTCGCGGGTCTTTCCAATCTGGCCGCCGGCCGTCTATTCCGCGCCCGACTAATATGCTGGCAGGAAGAAAGCTTCACTGAATATCTTGACCGGGGAGTTTTCCCGTCTGGAGATTTGGAGCGTTTCCTCCATTGGGCAACATTGACCTCGGCGTTTCAGCGCGGCGGGAAGATAGTCGACGAAAAGACCTTCGCTCGGCATCTGTCAGATTTGGACAATGACCGGCAGCTTTCGTTGAATTTCGAAACCGCTCTGAAACGCAAGTAGCGTCCGCGATATTATGATGGCACTCCTATGGAAAAGGAGTTGCACAGAAATGAAACTTCCATTCGGACGTCGCCAGTTTTCCCGCCCGTCGATACCGGTCGATATCAATCGACTGAGAGAGATAATCTCCCACGGAGACATCGCCCAAGAAGCTCTGAACGCGCCGCATTTGCGTCGCGGTGCTGAAATGAGTTTCGGGAGGATGGATGACGGAGTTTTAGGGGATCTTATCGCCAAGCGTGCAGTCCTCGCCAGTGCACGAAGCCGGGCATCTTCGGCGGAAGAGAGGGAAGCGGCTCGCCAGGCAATCGATGCTAACGAAGTCGCTATCGCTCGCGAGCAGAAGCACCGGAAAGAGGCGAATGCGGTTCATTTAGCGACCCTGGGGCTGCGCGACCGTTGCGTTTCCTATGCGATCGAAGCGGGGGTCAACATTCGCGATCTCGCGCGCTTTGATACATCGCAAACGATTGTCCGAGGGGATTGACGATGAGCGCGTTCAAGAAAATCAGCGCCGCGCTGACTGGCGCACACACTGCTCTCGCAGACCTCCGCGCGGAGATCGCGGTGCTTGAGGATGCCATTCACCGAACAGAGGCTCGTCCTCCTGCCAAGGCCGACGCTCTCGCGAAGGCGAGAGCCGAAATCGCCGCCGCAGCCGAAGTTGGCGAAGTCGTCCTTAGCCGGGGTGTGAGTGCAGTTCGGGTGGGTCTGGAAGATGCCAATTACCTGACATCGATTGGCAACGTGGGGGACGTGAAGGGGGTCGTCGCGCTGCTGCACGGTGATGCCATGTTCGATGCAATCTCTGGTCTCGTAGACGAGCGCTGGAAAGACGACCCAGGCCTGACCGCGGCAGAACGAGAAGAGGAACTGATCCGCCTTCACTCGCAGAAGTTCACGCTGGAGCTCGAGGAGGAGGCCCTAATTCGCCGTTCTCTTGCGGCTGGCCTTCGGCTTGAGCGCAGGCGGGACGTGCATCCAGCCGCTGTTTTGGCACGCGACGAAGATCTTCCCCAATGACCTATTTGGCGCCAGGCAAAAACAGCCAACGCGCCGCCGCAGGACCGGCGGGCCAACATGCACGGCGAACGGTCTCGGTCAGTCGTGAGTGCGCAAACCGCGACATCGTGCGGCCGCCTGTCCTTCGGGGTGGCGTGGCATGGGGCGGTACGCGTCGGGCGCGTGCCGTCAACCCCCACCTCCCGGTAGGGACCGGACGCCCGGGCCACCTTCTGCGGGACGTCGTCGCCCCGATGATCGTGCGTTTTCCGAAATTTTTAAAACCCACTGGACTAGACGATGGCCACCTCCCAAAGCCCCAACATTGCTCCCGCTGAAATCACGCTGAGCGTCCCGGAACTCGTCGAGATGGTAGGCCGCTCGCGTGCTTGGCTTTTCGCAGTGCTCAAAGCGCAAGGCGTGACGAGCGTCGACCGAGGGAGGTATCGCCTGGCGGACGTAATGGGCGCTATCACGGGTCATTTCGAGACCTTGGCACGGCAGCAGCGTGACCGGCTGGCGGCGAACAGTCGAATGAACGATTTGCGCGCTGCGGAAATCGAACAGCGCATCGAAGCTAAAATGAGTGGTCTTATCCCCATGTCTGATGTCGTCGCAGAGATGAACATCTTTCGGGACATCGTGCTTCAACATATGGATCTGATGGAGCCCGATTTGGTTGCAGCGGCCGTTGCCGGTGGATCGACCGCTGACGTTCCTGCGCTCCTGGATCAAGCCCGCGGACGGATCCTCGCGGCGTTCGGCCACGCGCTCGAGTTGGCCCGCACCGGCGTCGACCCAACCGATCCCGACGCCGCGCCCCGGAGGGCTCACAAATGAAAGTCAAGCTGTCCCGCCCCGCTGAACTCGGCGGCCGCACGGTTAGGGTCGTGCGGTTCCGCGAACTCAGCATGGCCGACCTGAAGCTGATGACCGAAATATCCGCAACCTCGGCGGCCGACCCTGATGGCGCGGCCTCGGCCATGATCAGCGTCGCGACCGGTCTGCCGGCCGGCGATCTGCTCCTCCTGCCGATTGATGATTTTGCCTCGCTCATGGAAGCAGTAGCAGACCTGTCGGCAGCCGCTGCAGATCGCCTTGAGCGGATCGCCCCCCGGATGCGGTCTCCCATGGGAGGGATGCACTGATGGCACGGCACACCTCCACGCTTGCCGTCGAACTGCTGGATCGTGTCACCGGCCCTGCCAAGAAGGTCGCCTCCAGCCTCGCGCGGTTGGGGTCCAACCTCGGCGACGTGACCAGCGTCCGCACCCGCCTGGACGCCGCGATGGCGCGCAACGATGCCAGAATGTCTGCCGCCCGGGGCGGTCTGGTCGATGCTGCGGCCGGCGCGCTCGCCTTGGCTGGGGCCTTCAAAGGCACTTTGGGCTCGGCCATGTCGCTCGAAGACAAGATGGCGGACATCGGCAAGGTGTCCGACATGAACGCCGAGCAGCTGAAGGGGTTCGAACTGGCCCTCCGCAAGATGGCCGCGAAAGAAATCCCGATGGCGGTCGAGCAGCTCGCGGAACTGGCGGCTGCCGCCTCGGCCTCTGGCATCGATGACAGCGACCTCGAGGCGTTCACGCGTCAAGTCGCCAAGTCGGCGGTCGCCTGGGAAGTCAGCGGACAGTACGCGGGTGAAAGCCTTGCCAAGCTGAAAACGGCGCTCGGCATGACGATCGGAGAGACGTCGCGATACGCCGACGCGATCAACTATCTGTCCGATGCGACGGCCTCGAACGCCCCGGACCTTGTCGAGTTTGCGCGCCGGGTCGCGGCCGATGGCAAGGTTGCGGGCTTCACCAACGAAACCGTCCTCGCCCTCGGCGCCTCGATGATCAGCATGGGGGCCGAGGCGGACGTCGCCGCGACCTCGCTGCGCAACGCCCAGAAGGCACTGACGCGCGGAGCGAGCGCGACCAAGCGCCAAGACGCTGCGTTTCGCAAGCTCGGCCTGAGCGCCGAGGGCGTCGCGAAGCGGATGCCCGATGATGCGCTCGGCCAATTCCTGATGGTGCTGGAGAAGATCCGCGCGCTCGATCAGCATGAGCAGATCGCGACCATGTCGGACCTGTTCGGCGACGAGGCCCGCGCGCTGATGCCGCTCCTCGGACAGCTTGACGAGATGCGGAAGAATACCGCCGCCGTTGCGGATGAGACGAACTATCTGGGCAGCGTCCAGAAGGAGTTCGAAATCCGCGCTCAGACCGGACGCTATGCGCTCCAGCGGTTCAACAACCAGCTCAAAGAGGTGGGCATCTCGATCGGCTCGGCATTGCTGCCTGCCATGAAGCGGATCTTGGAGACTATGGGCCCGGTTCTGGCAGCGGTGGCGAATTGGACGGAGAAGAACCCGGATCTGGTCGCTTCGATTGCTGGCCTGACGGCCGGCCTGATCGGGCTGCGCGTGGCATTGGCCGCGTTTCGGCTTGTCTCTGCGCTCACAGTCGGCAGCGCCCTCCGGATCGCGTCGGGCATGCTGAAGATCGCGACCGCCGTGACGACGCTCGTGACCCGCATCGGCCTGATCGGTCCCGCGATGACGACCGCCGCGACGCAGACCGAGGCAGCTTCGCGGCGCATGAACACCGCCCTGAACGGCATAAAATGGAAAGCCCTTGGCGCTGGCCTTGGCCTTCTCGCGTTCGTGCCGGAGATCAATCGGCAGACGGAAGAGACGCGCAAGCGTTGGGAGGAAAGCGGGGCCATTCCCAAAAGCGGGGATGATGCCGCCGCGCGCCAGCGCGCAGCCGACCAGCTATCGGCTGACAGAGAGGCAAAAGGGAAGGCGTGGGCGAGAAGCCTGGGCTTTGATCCTGATGCGCCGCTGCCCGGTCGGGCCAAGGGCGGGCCGATCAGCCGGGGCAACACCTATCAGGTCGGCGAGGAAGGCCCGGAGGTCATCACCGCCCGCCGCTCCGGCTATGTCCACCCGAACGGCTCGGGGTCAGGGGGCCAGATCAGCATCAGCGCCCCGATCACCGTGCACCAACTGCCGGGCGAGAACATCGAGGCGCTGGCGGGCAGGCTGAAGCGTCTATTCGAAACGGAAATCGCCTTCTCGATGCGCAGCGCCTTCGTAGATTTTCAGACGGAGTGAAAGGAACAGGACCGTGTCAGACAAAGACTACATCCATCAAGACGCGCACGCCGCCGCTATTCAGCGCGAGCGAGCGGCCGCGCAGAAGGATGGTGTCGCCCAGGGCATTGAGCAGGGCGTCACTAAAGGGGCTGCCCAAGAGCGAGCGCGCATCAAGGCAATACTCACCGCACCAGCTGCAGAGAAGCGTCAAAAATCGGCGCAAACCCTCGCGTTCGACACAGAAATGTTGCCCGAAGCCGCGGCAGCAATCCTTGCCGGCTTGCCGGAGGAGGGCCCGCGTAGGACTATTCCCAGCCTTGCCGAGCGTCATGCGGCCGCCGGCACCGGCGCGGGCGCGGAAGGACCGGGCGGCGCGGAGGCCGCGGCCCGGTCCGCCTCCAGCGGCGGGCGCGGAGGTGTCATGCAGCAAGCCGCAGCGAAGATTGCTCGGCGCCGGGCTGGGTCCGAATCCGAGACCGATGGCGTCGATGGATCGGTGTAATGCCGATTTCTGACGACATCATGCCGCCCCATTCGGGGGCGGCCGAGAGGGCATTGGTCAACGGGGTGGTCAGCGGATTCGGCTTCGATATCCGCGTCGGCGACATCTGGAACCCCGAGCGCGCGCCCGAGGCATTTCTGCCGTGGCTGGCGTGGGCGCTGTCGGTGGACGACTGGGATGAGAACTGGAGCGAGGACCGCAAGCGCGCGGTCATCGCCGCCTCGGTCGATGTGCACCGGCATAAGGGCACCGTCGCCTCGGTGCGGGCCGCGCTCACCGCCATGGGTTACGGCACGGCCGCTATCATCGAAGACGCTGACCTTCCACGCATCGGCGGTGAGGGGCTGCTGATTGGCGGCACCTGGGAAAACGGCGACGAGGTTTGGTTGATCGGCCCGGAGGATCCGAGCTGGGCCGATTACTGGATCGAACTGCAGACGGCCATTCCCGGCCGGGACGCCGCACGGCTGGCCGAGCGTCTTCGCTCGGTCGCCCCGGCAAGGTGCCGCCTTCGCGCTATCACGCTGGCCGGCGCCTTCTATACGATCGGCGACGGCCTCTGGCTGATCGGCGACGACATCGCAATCGGAAACATCTATGAGGCTTGAAAAATGGTAGACATTCCCTCCGTTCCCGGCATCGCCGAAACTTCTGAATGGACTGACGAAATTCCCGAACTTCAGAACGGCTGGCGGCCCACCGGTGGACCGGTCAACCCCGAGGCAGACGAAGGGCTGTTGAACTGGCCGTTGCAGGCCCTCGCTAACCGGAGCCGCTATCTGAAAGACGGCTTCGACCTGATGCGCCTCAAAGCCGCATCCCTCGTGACCGTTGGTCCGACGGGCGATTTCCCGACGATCAACGATGCCTTGACCGCTCTTTCGGAGCGTCGCCCGGCCTATGTACAGGGCGGTTTCACGACCGAGTTGCGTCTTCAGGCTGGCTTCGTCATGCGCGAGCAGGTGAAGGTCCGGTCGGTGAACCTGTCGTGGATCACGATCACCTCCATCGATGCCGAGGTCCAGATTGATCGGTCGTATCTGACCCAACCATCCGGATTTGCGGAAGCCTTTTATCCCGCATTTGCAGCTTTCGACGGCGGCTATCTTCCGACCATCGGCGTTCTCTTCACCATGATGGCGACGGGCACCGCGACAGGTCGTTGCGGCGTCCATCTCTATCAGAACGGCAACGCCACGATCCTTAGCGGTAAAGGGTTCAAGGCGTCAGGTGACGCGGGCGTTCGTCTTAACACCGCCTCCCGACTGTCCGCGAACGGCGCGGTCATCTCGGGCTCCGGTGACCAGAACGTTTCAGTTGCCGGTGGATCGTCCGCCACTTTGCAGGACGCAGACCTGAGGAACGCGGGCAGCACGGGACTGTTCGCCTCCAACTCGTCGACCGTCCATGCCTCCGGCGCTCGTTTCGCCGGGTGCGCGGATGGCGCGATCTCCTCGACGATGGGAGCGACCGTCAACGCAGCAAATGCCACTGCCCGCGTAGGGGGCTCAGATGCCGCGACGGATGTCCGAGTGGGGAACGGCGGCCAGATCGCGGCCTATGGCTCGACCGGCGGTCTGAACCAGACCGCAAATACCGTGACCGCTGCCGGCATTATTTTTAAGTGACGTCGCAGCAGCTCGGCCGGGACCTTTCGGACATCTGGATCCCGCGACTGGTTGGCGAGGTCCTAGTCGACGCCCTCCGATGGGCAAAGAAGACCGCGGGCCCCGTAGGGCCCGCTGGCTTCAAAACGAACCGGAAACTTCAGCGGTTCATTCCGACGCTCGAAGATCACCTCGAGGAGGGCTGGGGCCTGCCCGAGGTCGCGGGGGACGAGGAAGAATGGCTGGCGCCGGTCGAACTTGCCATCGATCCCAAGCGCGCGGATCTGTTCATGCACGCGCTGACCTGGGTTGGCGTGTACCTGATCAATGATGGTCATCCGGCCACCGGGAAGATCCTCAGCCTGTCCTTGGCCCACTCGGTCAGCCGCAATAGCCGCGCCTTCGATGCTGCGTTGAAGCAGGAGGGCGTGAGCCGCCGCCACTCTTACCGAATGCGCGACAAGGGCCTTTCGATCATTGCCCAAGCGCTGAACCGCGATCAGGTGCCGGTGCCCGAACGGATCACGCTCTCGGAGTGACCGAAGGGAGGTCCTCGCATGGGACAAGGACCTTCTGCCCCCGGGCTATCGCACGTGACCAGCGAGAACCCGCGGCGAAACCAACAAGCCTCGCATCTGTTCCCGCCTCAAAGGGATTAAGTAGACGCAGGTTTCCAGTATGTGGGTGTAGGGGATGTAGGGTAGGGACGCAAAGTTTGCACGATCTTTCCGCTCTGCATGACGCTCGCGGTCGAGTGAGATCCGGCAGCTGTCTCAACCCACCCGCGCTCGCAAGCTGCAGAGTTCCAATGCCGGCGTGACCCGGTCGAAACCATAACGATAGGGCCTGCTTGGACGATCTGCTTCAATTCTCCCTCCACCCCTCAAAGGTTCGTAAATCCACAATCTGCCCATTGCCATCCACCTGCAGAAACCCCTCCGACACGAACCGAGATGATCCGCGATCGAGGCTTTCGAGCAGCAATCTGGGCGCGCTGTAGTTCACGCTTTGCTGGCCCGCAAGCATCAAATCCGGCCGAAAAGGCTCACGAAGTTGAAGCTCAGCGCTATAGGAACGATGAACGGCTTGCATAAGTTCATATAATTCTTGTGAGGCTTTCTCAACGTTCAAGCCCATGTTAACCGCCGCCCGCCTGTTAATCGTGTGGTCATGGCTGCCCGACTCGCTGCACAAGAACGAAATGATTTCGGCCGCCTTTTCCTTGTCGACGCCCTGATGATCGAGCAAGCGGCTGGCTAGCGTCCTGATCTGCGAACGTGTCCGGAAAATTTGCCCCAACACGAGCGGGTGGATCTTCTCGGAAAGACTAATCCAGATAGACGCCAAGGCAGTCGCATCCGTCACTTTCAACTGTTCAGCGACTACATCAATGTATCCCTGCACAGCTTCGACACTCACTGGCCAGAGTTGCCCCCCAAACTGTGGGGGGGTCTGAGGCCCCAAGGGGCTTGTCAAACTCGGGTCGATGGGACCTAGGGAGGCTTGCTTCGACATGACGATACGGTTTGCGCCGAGCGAGATAAGCGTCCCAGAACTGAGGGCTTTCGATGGGACAAGGACTTCAAGATCGTCGCAAAAACTTCGCAGCAAGTTAACTATTTGCCACGCCGCGGCGGTGTCTCCTCCATTCGTATGAAGGATGAGGCTGATCTTCTCGCAAGGCCATGCGGCGTCCAGATGATCGACGAAGAACTCGACACTGTCCCGTGCGATCTGCGTCTCAAGACCCGGCCTATCTCCAGTGACATAACACATCACTTTGCTTCCACGCATCTTGCCGATTTGTTCGTAGAGCGGTTGCCGGTGGCTGAAATCGTTCAAGAGAAACTCGCAGAATCAGAGGTTTTCGTTGCTCAGGTTGCAGCTTATCAGGGAAAGTCCGCAAGTTAGATTTAACGACAACCACCGCGCGGGTGTTGCGACGTGTTCCACACCTCTCAGGCAATGCAATCCGGCTCCTAGGGCGCGCACGCCAAGATCGCCCCGAGGGGCGCTTGACCGGTTGGCGATATCGGCGGTAGGTTCATCACTGGGCTTGAACACCCGGACCAGTGATCGGCAAGTCAGCGTTGGCGCGCTTGGACTTGCGACGTGCAGGAGAGCCTTGGCGGGCCGACCGGCACATGAAGAGCGCCTTGGCGGGCGTCTCCATCTCGGCCACGAATATGGCCGGGGGCAGGCGTCATGTCCAGAGGCAACTTAAAAGCGCCTGGCTCGTCTCACTGGCGAGTGTTCAACCCCCGGCTGCCGTGTCCGACACGCGGCGCAGGACCTTGAACAGTCCTTCACCAGTGAGAACCAAAACGATGATCGTCACCCTAACCCGCCGTGCCCTCGTTGCGCCCCTGTGCGCCGTTCCTGTGGCCCTTATCGCAACCGAGGTAGGGGCATGTACCCTGAAGCTGGAAACGCCCGTCAGACGGCTCTACGGCGAATGGCAAGCCCTGACCGCCGTCCTCGATGATACCAACTATCCGATGACCGAAGACGAGCTCCAGGCAGGATGTAACGAACGGCATCGTATCGCGATCGCAATGATGGCCACTCCGGCTGAAGACGCCGAGGACGTGCTCCTCAAGTTCGGTGTGCGAACCCTCTGGGGCGTGTTCGAGTTCGGCGAGCACGAAGGTGTCGACTGGGACGACACGTGGGCAGAAGTGCGGAAGCTGGCGAACGCCTAATCGGCATCCTCAGGCGCTCGCCCCTCATGGGGCGGGCGCTCACCTGGTGTTGCGGGCCAAGGGTCCAGCCCTTGCAGGACAGCCGCCATGGCCAGCCGGTAGACCCTATCAATCTCCACGAAGTCACCCCCCTGCATAGCATTCACCCAGCCCTCCGCCAGCTGTCGACGACAACCGAGCTTGCGCACGATCGCGGCCGCGCTCTGGCATCCCGCCGCGTCCATCCACGCGAGGAAGGATTGCGGGGTCATCTGGTTCGGCCCGAGGCGGGGTGTCTGGTTCGCCGTGTCTGGGGTGGAGAAGAAGGCCGTGTACTCAGGATCGTTCCGACGCTTGCGAGTGGGTTTAGGAGCAGGTTCCGGCTCCCCGGCAGCGACACGGGCAGCTCTCTCGGCCTCCCGGCGGGCAACGAACGCCTCAGCCGCCCTGAAAAAGTTGGCCAGAAGCTCCTTCGGATCAGGCTGTTCTTCCAT